AAGAATAGGAGTAGGTTTGCCCTGCCACTCTGTTGAAGACATGCTACCAGATCTTGTTAACTCTGCTTCAGAATAAATTCCTTCTGTCTCATCTGAATCAAAAAAGATAGCTCGCACCATTCGCATGTACCCTCTGGACTCCTGCCCAAGCAATGCTTTGTCTTCATTTAATTTCTCAAGTGTTGGTAACCAGGGGTATATGTCTTCTCCTGCAACAATATTTGGACTACGCTCCCCATCAAACCTAACATACCTGCCACCCCATTTAGTTTTCCATTGATCATCAATACTAGTATCTACAGAGTCCCATCCGTGTTTTGGCTCACTCCATATACCAAAAGCATCAAACCTAGATGAAGGGTTACTCATTCCAATAAGCTGGAAATAAGGGTTTTTTGATAGGTTTGATAGGCCAGCTTGCAATATTGCCTCACTCAATTCAGCTAGCTCATCACCAATTAAAATTACTCTTTTCTGTTTTATACCAATAAACTTACCTACAGCTTCACGGGTTTTACTACGCTCTGCTGCAATGAGTGATAATCCTGCTCGCTCAATTAAGTTACCCTGCTCATTGATATATGCGACATTACCAATCGAGTCTCTAACTTTTAGTGGTGCTCCTTCAATAACAGACAATAAAGAGATAACAGATCCCCAAATCCTTTTACGTGCCTCACGTAACGTGGTGGATGTTAAAAGGACCAATGTATCTCTAGGGGCAGAGAGCCAATTTAAAATACCCCACGCAGCCATAGTGTGTGACTTACCTGAAGAAGCAGCGCCACCTATTGATACATACCTATTGGCAATAACACACTTAATCATTTCTTCTGCCCAAGGGTGTTTGACCATCATCTTCTCTGGCAAATCCTCATGATTCCATAACTCATCGCAAAGCCTCCAGAAGTAATACTCTCTAGCTTTATTAACTTTATGGTGCCTAAAGCCATAAAGCAGAGCTGTTAACGTGTTAGTTGCTGGGATAATTAAACCACCAACATCCATGTCATTGGTGTTAGCAACTACTCTTGGTTCATACACATGAAGCTTGTTACTCATAGAAACTTGAAATTTATCAATAATAATAGTATATGTTACTTAGTTTGGCTAAGATTACTAAAAAACAAGAATTACTAGATAGAGCTATAGAACTCTATAATCAAGACTATACACTAGTTAGTATCAGTAAAGAACTGGATATTCACTCTTCTACATTACGGAGATGGTTCAGAGAAAAAGGAATTGGAGGAAAGAAAACTCCACATGAACCAAATGTAATGCCAGAGAGTATTAAAGAAGAGCTCGATGCAAAGAAACAAATAATGTCTAAAGAAGAACGGAAGCTTGAAAAGCACAGTGCCCGTACTCTAGAAGATGAATTGATCAAAGAAGTAGCTGAAGGACAAGCATCACCAGCAGAAGCTTATCAAGCATATGTAGCAGCAACTGCTATAAAACTCATAAGAGATGGTAAGAAGAATTTTAAAACACCAAAGACCCCAAGAGATCTAGACATAATGGATCAAATAGCACGAAGGAATTTAGGGTTAAATTCTAAAAGTGGGGGAGGGCCAGGCAAAGTTCAAATTGATATATCAATATTAAATAATACAAAAGCTTCTAAAGGAGGCGCTATAGATAAAAATATTATTGATGTAGATCCTATTGAGTAATGACATCAAAAACTGAAGAAAATGCAGATAATGGGCTTCTCACATACTCTGGACTACAAAAAGCTTTTGTAGGGGTTGTTGAGTCTTATGGGAAAGCTCCCGTAGCTTGCTACTCAAAAAAGAAAACTATTTCAGTTTTAGTGAAATTAAAAAAAATTTCTAAGAAAGAAGCCTACGACTTATATGAATATACATACCTTCAATCCGATTTTGGAGAAGGAACCCCAGTATTTTTAGATGACGAAAACGAATATAATGTTTAAAGAAAGGGTAAAAGTTGTAGACCCCTTAGTATTAATGCGGAAAAGTTTTTCAAAAGTAGACTTCAGTTTTTATTTTAAGGAACAAAAAGGAATTTTTTATTTAGTGAAACCTACTAATGGGAAAGAGGTAAGATACCTACAACTCCTAGATAAAAACATTTCTTTGTTTGTTCCTTATGAAGGTGAAGGTCTTTTAGTGCGAGCAAGAGACATGGAAGGTTTATGATAATAGGAATTGATAATGGACTTAATGGTGGGTTAGTCGCCATATCAAAAACAACAGGAGCTGTAATAGATAAAACAGTTATGCCTACTCTTCAACGTAGCAAGAAAAGAGAAGTGGACACATATAAAGTTTATCAGTGGATATTAGGGTGCGACCCAAAACCCAATGATTTCGTTGTAGCTATAGAAGAACCATTACATCACGCTAAATCATCTCAAGCGGTGCGATCAATGGCGTTATCTTTTGGAAAGTTGTTAGGGTTAGCAGAGACTAAACAATGGGATGTCCGATGTGTTAAAGTGCACAACTGGCAAAAGTCTATGATAGGGCACCTATCACCTCCATATGATACAAAGAGAGCTGCATTAGGTGAAGCTAATATGCTAGCTCCTGAAGAGTGTTGGCTGAAAAGTAAACGATGTTCTAAAGCACATGACGGAATGGTGGATGCTTTCCTTATAGCTAGATATATAAGAAAGTCAGAAAAGTTTGTTAACGATTGGTATAACAAATAATAAATATCTTGACGGCATAGGTAGCAGGTTGTAGAGTCGCAACCGCATGAAAACCCTCTTCCCTAAACAAGTGGAAGCACACAAATTTTTTGTAGATACGCTTCGACAAGGACAAAACACAGTAGACACAAGCTCTGTAGGTACAGGAAAAACTATTGTAGCAGCCCACATTGCTATGGCACTTAACGTGCCTATAGCTGTTTTATGCCCTAAAGCTGTGATACCATCATGGCAAAGAGAGCTAGAAGAAGTGGGAATAAATCCTTTGTTTGTCCTTAATTATGAAAAAGTTAGAACAGGCAACACCCCATTCATGAGTAAAAGAGGTAAAAAACTTATGAAGTGGAAACTTCCTAAAAACACTTTGGTGCTGGTAGATGAAATCCATAAATGCAAAGGAGCTTACACGCAATCCGCTCAGCTCATTATATCATTGGTTAATCAAGATTATGCAATACATGGCATGTCTGCTACAGCATGCGAAGACCCCACAGAAATGAGAGCTTTAGGGTACATGTTAGGTCTACATGGTTTAAATAAAAAACCAGATGGAAGACCTAGTTGGTACAGTTGGATGGTAAAGAATGGCTGTGATAGAGATCAATGGAAGCAATGGAGACTTATAAGCCGTAAAAAGTTAGCCGATGTGCGTAAATCTATATATGGGGTATCCGCTCACAAGTTAACTGTAGAAGATTTTCCAGACTCATTTAGAGCTAACAGAGTTTTTGTTGAGCCAACACAGTTTAGTAAGACAGATAAAATAATAAAAGCATATGATGATCTAGGTGTTACGCCTGCTATTGTAGAAGCATTCATTGAAGACAGGAAATCTTTAACAGATAGTGGGTATGCTATAGTAGATATATTAAGAGCTAGGCAATTAGCAGAATCATTTAAAGTACCAGACCTAGCAGACATGGCTCAGGACTTAGTCAGTCAGGGCAACTCTGTTGTCATATTCGTAAATTTTGCAGACTCAGTGGCTGCACTTAGTCAACAACTGGGATGTGGTCGAATTGAAGGGAACCAATCTTCTGCGGATAGAGAAAAAGCTATTAATGACTTTCAGGATGATAAGACACATATAATAGTTTCTAACATTGCAGCAGGAGGAACAGGCGTATCATTACACGATATTAATGGAAACAGGCCACGCATTAGTTTGATTAGTCCTTCATTCTCTGCTAAGAACCATCTGCAAACTTTAGGTCGAATACATAGAAATGGAGCTAAGTCAGATGCAATACAAAAAATTCTGGTGGCAGCTAACTCTATTGAAGAGGCTGTAATGAAGTCTATAGAAAAGAAACTCAAAAACTTAGAGGCACTACATGGTAGGTAACTTAACAAAAAAAAGAGTGGGGAAAGCTATAACTTTTGACCTTGATAAATGTTTTAGTAGAGAAAGATATTTGGACTACAGCAGTTGGGAAAATTCTGATCAAGTACAAAAAAAGTATATAAATAGCTTGAAAGAAAAAGTAATGAAGGTATGTGAGGAGCGTCTTGATAATTACATAGAAGAAATAGAAACAGAGGTAATCTTAAAACAAAAATGGCAGTTCGACCAGATAATAAAAACATGTGCTTTGTCTTTAGAAGATTTAGATTTAGAAGATGAATAATCAACCAGATCACGGAAGCAGAGGACACGCAGAGTTTAGTCCATCAAG